ACGCAAGAAGGCGCAGACCTACTTCAGCAGCCGCAGCGGATTGGTCAGCGGATGCGTCGGAAGCGTCGGCAGCACGATCACCTACAAGCTCTATTCCAGCAGCGACAAGGACACGGAGTTTAGCCGTGACTTACGCACACTGACAAATCCGGCATCATGGAGCACCAGCATTGAACAGATCACAAAAGATGGCGCCGCCGGATTCAACAAAGCAGCCAGCCAAAATAACCGTGCGAAGTGGGTTTACAAATATGACGACGAGACCACATCGGATTTGCGCAGCCGCCTAACGACAACTATCAATAGCGTTTCAATCGACTCAGAAGGAGTCGGCACGTTAAATGCTACATTTACCTTTAGTACAACAGGTCTTGGGGTTTATGACGACACCGACAATATAGACACCGATATTGAAGTATTGAAAGCCAGTAAATTTCGTGTCACATTTACAAATCCAGCCGTCACCGATGACGATGATGAGGCTGTCTGCAAGTACACCGTCAAGATTAGGATACGCACAAAATCAATTCAGAAAATCAATCGTGCAACATTGAGCAATGTCAGCACATCCAGCGAAACCGTCACTATTGACGGAACTGATTACACGTTTCTAACTGGCGTCAGTGGTGGCGGCGGCGATATTGATATTGATGCAACCAACGACAACCAGACGCCTGTTTTTCGCATGAAAGACGGCACCAGCGTGACTGGTGACGGCACCGTGACCGTTACCAAAAACCTAAAATTTGACGCCTCGCAAATTCACATCGAACCATGCGCTGATGTGGCTGGCACCATCGCTGGCCGCCAGAAGACATGGGATGACGCAATTATCCCTGGTGAGCTTTACAAGGTCGGCTCAGCGCTAGCGATCTGTACCAGCCGCACGGATGCCGCGTTTGTTTCAGAGGCTGATGTGTCTTCCGGTTCCGGCACTGAGGTTACAGCAGTGTTCACCACAGTGCGGCCTGGTGGCGTCACCATAAATACGCAAGCCAACATCGAGCGCGATGGCAAGACCTATCTAGAGGGCAGCTATGACCTGCGTAATGTCGCTACGGTTGAAGGCCATGTACTGCGTTGCGCCATCGCAAGCGTTTCTACCAGCCGGCCCTGCCAAGCTGTTGAGTTCGGCATTCGCTCCCGTTTGGGAATTCGCATCAATGGTTTTTGCAATCTAAAGGACTCGATCAGCTTTGGTGACGCTGACGAACGGGCCTGCCTGAGCCGCAAAAACGACATTATTGAGCGCGGCTCCACGCTAAAAGTGGATGTGTTCCAAAGCAACACGATCACCACCACAGAGGAGCGTTACAGCTTTTTCAAGATCGGTTACCGCGAAGCCGGTAGCGGCAATGCATTCACGATCTTGAGCAACACTTATGGCATCCGCGGCGCAACACAGCAGAACGTGTTCAACTACGTGCAGCTGAACATGCCATCGTTGAAGCAGTGGGAGTTCAACATTGAACCACTATCTGGTTTTGAGGTGCGCGCGGGCACTGGCATTAATACCCTCTACGTCCTAGATGCACGACTGAGCACCCGGCAGGTAGTGACTGATGGTTCGGTCACCGTTGCCTTCAATGGTGAATCAGTGCCGCGCACAGCCGAGCAGTTTGCCATTGCCGCAGTACGCGGTGAAGGCAAAGGCATCCCCGAGCTGGATCCAAGCAACTACGGCAGCGCAGCAGATCGCAGCTACCTCGATACATGGGGCAAGCTTGCGGAAGCCTTTGTCTATGAAGAGGCCCAAAGCAGCGCCGGCAGTGGACCTGAACATGAAGTGGTTTACATCAATGAGATCGTTCCCAACGCCAGCGCTCCGGTCTATGACGATCTTGCTCTGGTGGGCATCAATGTGATGTCGTCGGTCGAGTGGCAGCAGTTCGGCCAGTTCTCCTGCTACGTGACCGGAGGTAAGACCTGCCGCAGGCTGCGCAATAGCCTCACCATTGGCGCCACGCATCTGTTTCCGGATGTGCTGCTGGATCTGATGACTAATGCCACCTACGGCGCTGGTGATTTGATCACCGATGAGATGATCGACCTAGCCGCATTTCAAGCTGCAGCTGATTGGTGTCAGACCCGCAAATACTTCTTTGATGGCGTGCAGGCTGATCGCGTTAACCTTCGCCAATGGGCAGCAGACACTGCAGCCGCCCATCTGTTGGTATTCGGTGAAAGCGATGGCAAGTTTTATCTCCGCCCAGCACTACAGTTCACTGCTGTTTCAATTAAAGGTTTGTTTACGGCTGGCAATATCGTTGAGGGCAGCTTCAAGCTGCAATACCTAGAGCCCGAGGAGCGTGAGCCAATTCAGGTGAGCGTGCGCTACCGCGAAGAGCGGGCTAGCACTGATCTAACCAACCCTGGCATCTTCCCTACTGAGCGCGAGGTGTTAGTGCGGGAGGCAACCGGAAGCGCCACCGATTCAGTTGAGTCAATCGATCTGAGCGATTACGTGACCAGCCGCGAGCACGCAATCGATGCGGCCAAGTTCATCATCCGTATGCGCCGCATTCCAACGCATGCAATCAGCTTCCGCACAACCCATGAAGGCGCACTAGCCAAGCTTGGGCCCAGCGATTACATCCGTGTGGCAATGGATGAGACGCAATATGACCAGTTCAACAATGGCGTCGTCACCGCTGATGGCGCACTCGTTAGCACCAAGCCTCTGACCGATGGCACCTATAACGTGATCGCATGGAATGGCACTGAAGGCACGCCACCAGCCGATGCAATACTGACCGTAAGCGGCGGCGGCACCGTAGCCACTCCGGTCGGCGTGGTATTTACAGTCAAGCTGCCCAGTACTCAGGTGCGTACCTACCAGATCGAGCGCATCACGCCAGACGAGGAAGGCACGTTTAACATTGAGGCAGTTCATATGCCAACTAGCGCCTCTGGCGTCTTGGAGATGGCAAACGGCTTTGATACAGCCGGCAACTGGGTAATCGAAAGCTGATGACCGTTACTTTCCCCACTCTTGAACCAACTAGCCGCAGTTTTGTCGCGCCACGTTGGCCAACCTCTGGTATTACCAGCCAGTCTGGTGTGACCACGCGACGGCTATGGGGCAGCAGGCCATCGCAGGCCCAGCTGAGTCTGAGCTTTGACAACATCAGCGACGACAATGCCGGCTTGATTGTTGCTGCCTACAACTCGGCCAAAGGCGCAACAACTGAGCTGACACTGCCCAACGTGTTGTTCAATGGCGCTTCTGCTGCACTGACCGGCTGGCTCAATACAACATCAACTGGTGCTGGCATGAAATGGTTTTTCTCAGATGAGCCGCCAACAGTTGAAAGCGTTGCCCCAGGCCGTTCGTCAGTACGAGTGGCCCTAGTGGCCGAGCTTAGACTGGCCTAAACGCCAAGCGAGCATGGCTGTCAAAACTGCTGCAACCGCTGAACTGCAGTTTGGCGGCGCCGTTATTGGCAAGGTGCGAGACGTATCGCTGAACATCAGCCGCGACGCGCTAGAAACGACAGGAATCGGGCAAACCGATCGGACCTATGCCTATGGCATCCGCAGCACAAGCGGAAGCGGGACGCTGCTATACGACTCCAGTGATACAGCGACACGCAATGTGATGAACACGCTTCTTAGCGACTCACAATCGCTGTCGCGGGTGAAGCTGGTGTTGGACACCGCCACTAGCCTGGGCACCATCGAGGGCGATGTCGTTGTAACGCAAGCCGGCATCAGCGTCAGCGTCGGAGATGTCGTCAGCGTCCCGATCAGTTTCAACGTCAGCGGAAAGCCTAGCGGTAGCTTCTGATGGCAGTCCTCGGTGTTGGCGGTGTTCTCGACATCAGCCGGGCGATCCCCGAGCCCGTTGCGCTGTCGTCCGCTCGTATCAACACTGGCGGCGCCACGACAACGATTTCGCTGACAAACCCCGGCTACTGGGCAGGCGACCGGATCATCATTGCCTCATCGTTTGGTGTGCCGTTCGATGTCAACGGCGATGGCTACGCAGACTGCCCAGACGGGCACGGCATCTACCGCGGCGGCACCTGGAACACAGGTGTAAGCCGAGCTTTCTACACCGGAAGCAATACAGACACGAGCCCTTTTTACCGCCAGTACACAGAGACCCTGAGTCTGGTCACACAGTCTGGCAATCAGCTTGTCACCCAAGCCGATGATGCACTGATCGGCTTATCAAGTGCAGAAGAAGCTGAGGATTTCTACAACAACACCGCCAATACCGGCCTCTCCACACAAGCCGACGGCTACATGAGCCGCGACGAATTAGATCGCATTCGCCTATGGACTACAGAAGCCGCCGCCCACGCAGCAAGCGGTACAGAAAAAGCGATCTCAAAAGTTAAGTGCGGCAACTTTATTGTCACCTACTACGATGATGCTGCACAATACACAGCAGCAATCAATACTGCGGCGACATTACTCAATGAGCTCTCGCTGCTGCAATCTGAACAGCCGCTGGCGAGCGTAATCCCACTGCCCGCCGGATTTGCGGCGCTGTGCGACGACGCCAACCGTAACTGGAAGATGCAGTGTGATCTTGAAGAATGGGTGATGTCGATTGACGCTACCAACCTTGACACCACTGCGATCGGCGAAACCTTCGGCGAACATGTGAAGTCCTTGGTGCGTGGTGCCGGTACACTCCAGTTCCAAGCTGATCACCGCGCCCAGGTGGGCGAAGAGGATAGCTTGGCGCTGCTGCGTCTTGTCTTGCTAACTCAAAACCAATGCAACACTAAGGCGCGATTCCATCTTTACAAAAACCGCACAGCACCTAACCCGCAGATCGACGGTTCGGTTTACTACGAGTGCGACATTCTTCTCACAAATTCAAGGCTAAATACACGAGCTGTCGACGTTGTTGCCGGTACAGCTGATTTTGTAGCAACATCTGAAATCAAGATCAAGGTTGCCACTGGCTAGACTTTAAGTACGTAAGACCAATGGAAGCTCGTGGCCAGCCTTGGATTTGCCGGTGACAATGGCTCGCTGAGCGACATCAACGCAACCCAGGGGGAGTTCCGCGAGCAGATTGCGGCGCTGAACGACCTAATGCGTCAGATCGCCGGCAACGCAGCCGTATCCACTGGCGATTCCGCGCAGGCTGATCCGCTCAATGCGCCGTTCACGCTGTACGTCAACCCTTACACCGGAAGCGACGAGTTTGTCGGCGGTGCCTACAACTCCTTCGAGAGCGGCGCGACCCAGCAGCAAATCATCGATTCCAAGCTGAAGCGCCTCGAAAAGCAGCGCCTCACCTGTGGTTTCACCCCGCAGCGCCCATTCCGCACGATTAACCGCGCCGTCATTGAGGCCGCGATCATCACCAGCAAGGACTGGTACACGATCACCGATCCTGCCGCACACGTCGACTGCGTGAGCATCGTGCTGGCCCCCGGTGTCCACACCCTTTACAACGACCCCGGCAGCGGCAGCACCAGCCTCACAAGTTGGGGCCTCTCCAAGAGCCCGACCACTGCCGAACTGATTCAATTCAACCCAGCCACGGTCGGCGGCGTGCTGCTGCCCCGTGGTTGCTCGCTATGTGGCGCTGACCTGCGCAAGGTCACGATCCGCCCTAACTGGGTCCCTGATAACGCAGACGAAGCGGCCGACTACAACAATCGCCGCGAGATGCTGAAGATCACCGGCACTGGCTACTTCTTCGGCTTCACCATCATGGACAAGGTGGGCGAAGAGCGCAGCCACCATCTGCTATCCGCTTTTGGTTTTGCCAGCAAAGCCGAGCTTGATGCCTTCTACGCCAAGACCTTCAGCGCCGTTGGCGATGGCGCCGATCTGGCTTCTGCGCTGACCGTCACGCGCGGCACCGAGTACCAGATCGTCGGCCCAATCGACCAGACGCAGACGCCCGTAGCGGCTTGGGATACCACCAGCAGCGCTTCGCCCTACATCTTCAACTGCTCGGTCCGCTCCAACTACGGCCTGGGCGGCGCATGGATGGATGGCGCCAAGGTGAGCGGCCTGCGCAGCATGGTCACCGCCAACTTCACTGGCGTGAGCCTGCAGAAAGTCATGAGCTGCTGGCAGCGCTACAGCGCAGGCGGGTGGACCACCACCACTTACGAGCAATACATCGCCGCTGATCCTGATGACATCAGGATGAAGCCCGAGCGCGTCAGCCGGCACATCAGCGCCATCAACGATGCGTTCATCCAAGAGGTGAGCATCTTTGCCATCGGCCAAGGCATTCACCACTTCACCGATCTCGGCGGTGAAATCACCATCACCAACAGCAACAGCAGCTTCGGCGGCTGCGCTGCGATCAGCAAGGGCTACAAGAACGTCTCATTCCCCAGCGATCGCAACTGGACGATCCGAAACATCAAGGTACCGCTCAACGTGAGCGAAAAGACTGGCAACATCCGCCAGATCTACCTGGGCACCGTTCAAAGCGCGACTGCCAGCGCAATCACGCTGACCACTGATCTGGCGGCTGATGCGTCATCGTCCACCATTCCGGCAATCCTGCTGCGTGATGGCTATTCGCTGGCCAATGGCACCAAGATCTGGATCGAGAATCCCAGTGGCGATCCCTGGTATTCAAACCTGAGCAGTGCCGCGTGGGATGACGACGCACCCGATACGATCAACATCACCGGCGCCTTCACCGGCAACGACTCCACCACCGATCCTGATGGCGTAAGCCTGCTGCCCGGTAAACGGGTTTACGTGCGCCGCTTGGTGGACACCCGCACGCCAGAAGAGCGGCGCGTGTCGATCCTGATGAACAACACGGCCACCGTCCGGTTGCCGCAGCGCAACTTCATCCTGCAGACCGATCCTGCTCGCACCAATGGCGCCATCAGCCGCGCACTGGTGGCTGGCGGCAGCGAAGTCTTTGCTGTGAGCAACGTGGGCTCTGTGCCTACATCCGGCGGTGGCATCGCCACTTCGTCCGAGATCACGCTGCGCCGCTCAGCGGCAACGGTGACCTACGCCAACGGCACCTTCTACCCCGCTGGCACCATCGTCCGCCACGCCAACAAGCACTACCAGGCGCTGGCTGACGTGACGACTACCACGGCTGCACCTGACGCTGCGGTGTTTGGCGAGACGTTTGTCCACATGCCTTCGGATTACAACGCCGAAGACCCGATCACGCAGGAAGCCCGCATCCTGTCGTTCGACACCGATACCGACACCGATCCCTACAGCCAAACGCTCGGCATCAACTTCAGCACGATCTGGACCAGCGCCGGCTCCACCCGAGATCGGTATCGCAGCAGCACCGACTACAAAGGCATCCATGCGCTGCTGGTGGCTCTGGGCCTCACCTCAGATCAGGCGCACACCGCACTCG